CGATCGGATTATTTCACCCTCAGAGATCAGCTTGCCCTGAGCAAGCAAATGATCCTGGGCCTGCAGGACCACGTGCGCCGGGTTTGCCTGCGCACCCCCAACCTTTGAACGGAGCAAGACCCATGACCCAATCCCGCGAAATCACCCTGGAAGTCGGCACCAAAGACTTTGCTTTCATCCTGTCGCCCCAGGACGTGACCAAGTACTTCAACGCCATGACCGCGAACAACAAGGTGGCGCCGTCGTTCAACCTGCTGAGCACCACCGTTAAGCAGGAACAACGGGCCGAGTTGCGCGAGCTGCTGGCCAACCCAGTGATGACCATGCAGATCGCCGGCGCGCTCCTGGAGGAATACGCGCCTGACGTCGAGATCATCGTAAAAAAGCCCTCGAGCACGCTGACCGCTTAAGCGAGGACGGTCTGGGCCAGCTGATGGCCCTGACCAGGCGCTGGCTACCCGGTGCCGAGCCCAGCATTGAAAACATGGGCACGGCCAAGTGGCTGGAAGACGAACACTGGAAGCGCATGGAGTTCGCCGTGGCAAACGGCATTGCCCATGCGTTGAATGGATAGGACCTTATGGCCGACCGTAGCGCCCGCCTGGATTTCATCCTGGCCCTGACCGACAAGGTCACCGCGCCCTTGGGCAAGGTGAAAATGGGCTTTTCCGAGCTGACCGAGCAAAGCGAAAAGAACATCAAGACCATGGGCATGGGCTTGGCGGGCGTCACCGGCGCTTTTGTCGGCATCAACGAGTCACTGCAGCCCGCGCTGGAGATGAACCGCGCCCTGGGCGAGGTCAAGTCGCTGGGCGTGGCCGAGGACGCGCTGACCGCGCTGAATCAGAAGTCCCTGGAGTTCTCGGTGAACTATGGCGAGAACGCCCGGGATTTTGTCGCGTCGGCCTACAGCATCGAGGGTGCCATCAAGGGTCTGACCGGCAGCCAGTTGGCCACCTTCACCAACACCAGCAACCTATTGGCCAAGGCCACCAAATCCGACGCCGAAACCATGGGCGCCTACGTGGGCACCATGTACAACCTGTTCAAGGGCCAGGCTGACGCCATGGGCAAGGGCGAATGGGTTGAAAAGCTGGGCGGACAGACCGCCCTGGCGGTGCAGCTGTTCCGCACCGACGGCGCCCAGCTCAAGGACGCATTCAAGGAAGTGGGCTCGATCGCTACCGCCGCCGGCGTGGATATCGCTGAGCAGTTCGCGGTGATCGGCTCCCTGAGCAGCACCATGGAGGGTGGCGACGCCGGCGGGCGCTATAAGGCGTTCTTCGAGAACCTGGGCGCCGCTTCCGAAAAAATGGGGATGAAGTTCACCGACTCCAATGGCAAAGCGTTGCCCATGCTGCAGATCATGGAAAAGCTGCAGGGCAAACTGGGTGACCTGACCAGCGCGTCGGCCAGCGCCAAGCTGATGGAGGCGTTCGGCGGTGAGGGTGCGCAGGTCATCAGCTCCCTGGCCAAGGACACCGATCGCTTACGCAACGGCATGGATAAGCTGGGCAAAGTGCGCGGCCTCGAGGACGCCGAGAACATGGCCAAGGCCATGGTCGACCCATGGCAACAGTTTGCGGCAGCGGTCGAAGCGCTGCGCATTGCCTTCGGCCAGGCGCTGATCCCGATCCTGACCCCGCTGATGGCCAAGCTGTCCGGCATCGCCGGCACCATGACCCGCTGGACCCAGGTGTTCCCCAACATCACCCGGGTGATCGGCATTGTCACGCTGACGATCTTGGCGCTCATTGCCGCCATGTCACTGCTGACCTTTGCCGTCGGTGCCGGACGTATGGCCTGGCTGGCCATGGTGACCGTTTGGAAAGTGGTGCAACTCCTCAACCTGCGCGCCATCGCCGGCTTCCTCCTGCAGGTGGCTGTCATAGCGTTGTACGTGGCCGGTCTGACGGTGTTGTACACCACGATGGCGTTGATTCGGGGCGGGATGATGCTCTGGCAGGGCGCGATCTGGCTGGTCAACGCCGCGCTGTTGGCCAACCCGGTCGTCTGGATCGTAATCGGCGTCATGGCCCTAGTCGCGGCGGTGATCGCTGCCGTCGTGTACTGGGACGAGTGGACGGCCGCGCTGATGAATAGCGAGGCCTTCAAGTGGGTCAGCGACCAACTGACCGCGCTGTCGGACTGGTTCACGTCCATGGGCGGCTGGAGTGGCATGGCCAAGGCCGCTTGGGACGGTATCGTCGCGATCTTCCACAAGTCGATCAACAACCTGATCGAAATGCTGAACAAGATCCCCGGCGTCGATATCGAGACGAAATTCGGCGCAATGCCCGAAGTGCCCGGTACCGACATTGGCGTCAACACCGTGGACGGCGCCGCAGCGGCGCAGAAAGCCCGGGACACCATCAATGCAGCCATTCCAAGCCTGTCGCCAGCGCGGCCCAACGCCGTGCCCCCTGGCGGCTTGCTGACCAGCATCCAGAACAACAACAGCAGCCAGAACAAAGGCACCCACGTGGAAACCCTGAACATCAACACCGGCAAGGCCATGACCCCTCTGGAGCTTGAAAACATGATGAGCATGGCGGTACCTGGATGAGCGAATACATCGACCTGCTGATCCAGGACAACGACCTGGTGCTGGATCTGTCCCGCCAGCCGCTGCTCATCGATGACCGGGCCAGCATCGCCCAGGACATCGCCCACATGATCCGCGACAGCGGCCTGCTGGTGACCTTGGTCGCCGAACGCGATCGGCTCAAGCAGCGCGACTGTATCCAGCAACTGGAGCTGCTGGTGGAAGCGGACGAGCGCCTGGTACCCGGTACCGCATTGATCAATCAACTGGAGCCAGGGCAGTACCTGGTGACGGCCACCACCCTGAAATTCGGCACGATCGAGGTAACGTTGTGAGCGACGTAGATTTCAAACAAGCCCTCACAGACGCCGGCATTCCGACCACCGAAGCCGGCCTGCGCCAGGCGTGGGAAGCGGAAGTCACCGCCCAGGGCAGCAAGCTGAGCAACACCAGCGCCTATTCGCCGTTCTGGCGGGTAGTCACCGCCCTGGTCACCAAGCCGGTACTGTGGATTCTGGAGTTCTTCGTGGCCACCGTGCTGCCGAACTTCTTTGTCAAAACCGCCGAGGACGCCTGGTTGGACATGCTGGCCTGGGCGGTGAACGTCGAGCGCAAGGGCGCGACCAAGGCCCAGGGCGTGCTGCTGTTCACCCGCACGGCAGCCGGCGGGGCCATGGAGGTGCCCGCCGGCACGGTGGTGCAGTCGGCCGCGATCAACGGCCACGTGTACCAACTGGTGACCACGGCCCCCGGGTTATTCACCGACGGCCTGATGCAGCTGGAGATCCCTGTGGAGGCAGTCGACACCGGCTCAGGGTTCAACCTTGCACCTGGTTACTACGCCATTTTGCCGGAGCCGGTACCGGGCATTGCCCAGGTGGTGAACAACGACGGCTGGTTGACCACGCCCGGCGCCGATCCCGAGGGCAACGACGAACTGCGCCTGCGCACCCGCAACCAGTTCTCGGCGGTCAACCAGTGGCACACCGACGCGGTATATCGGGCCATGATCTCCGCATTCCCTGGCGTGCGTCCGGATGGCGTGTACTTCGAACACGGGGCCCCACGTGGACCGGGCAGCGCCAATGCCTACGTGCTGTTTGAAGCCGATGTGCCGGCGGCGACCTACCTGGAGCAAATCAACGCCCATATACGCGACCAGGGCAACCATGGCCACGGCGATGATCTGCTGGTGATGGTGATGCCGGAAACCCAGCACGCGCTGAGCGTCGAGATCTGGCCCCGTTCGACCCTGACCGCCGAGCAGCGCCAGGCCCTAGAGGAAGGCGCCGCCCAGTTCATCCGCGCCGCGTTCCGTGAGAGCACTGCGATCGACTACCAGCCGACCCTGACCTTTCCCCAGGCGCGGTTTTCCTTCAGCCGCCTGGGCGAGGAGCTGCACCAACAGTTCGCCGGCATCGAGTCGCTGCACTTCGCCAATGCCGACATCGTGTCCGAGCTGAACATTCCCCGGATCCAGAGTCTGCAGGTGGTGCTTCATGATTAAGCTCGATCTCAAGTTCTGGTTGGCCGGTACCGAGCTGACCAAACTCAAGGACGCCGCCCAGGGTTGGTGGGAAAAAGTCGAGGGCTGGCTGCGCTGGCCCCTGCTGCAGATGGACGCCGACACCTGCCACCTGACCGTGCTCGATCTGCTGGCCTGGCAGCGGGACATAACCCGCTTCAAGGGCGAACCCGAAAGCCTGTACCGGCTGCGGGTCAAGTACGCCTTTATCAATGCCGTCGACGCCGGCAGCACCGCCGGGATGAAACGCATCCTGGTGCGCCTGGGCGTGGGCTATGTCGAGATCGACGAGCGCCAGCCCGACCGTGACTGGGACGTGGTGCTGCTGCGCTTTACCGACTCCCAACTGTCGCAAAACCCCGAGCTGCTGCGCGTGCTGATCCAGCAATACGGCCGCACCTGCCGGCGCTACGACTTCTCGACCATCACCCCGATCCAGCTATCCGTCGGCATCGTTCACTTCCACGACGACCAGCAAACGCTGGTCGCCAGCCTGTAGGAGCCCTCATGGGAGCCAGCATTACCCTTGCAGGTGAAAACCTGATCGCCCAGAAGCAAGCCGCAAACGCGGGCTTGAAAGTGTCTCGCTTCATTTTTGCCAATGTTCCAGGACTGGACACCAGCGGCCCAGTGGATCGAGCCGCCGGCAAGCCTGTAGCAGCGCAAATCGTCCACAGTTATCTGATTCCGGACGAGAACGCCGGCTATGTGAATCCCAACCAGATCGTGTACAGCGCCCAGATCGGGTCTGATATCGGTGACTGGGATTTCAACTGGATCGGCCTGGAAACGGCAGAAAACGTGCTGTTTGCCGTGGCCTATGTGCCAGTCCAGCAAAAACGCCGGAACATTCCGCCCATGCAGATCGGCAACAACCTGACCCGCAACTTCCTGATGGTGTTCGACGGCGCCCAGGCGCTGACCGGGATCACGATCGATGCCAGCACCTGGCAGCACGATTTCACTGTGCGCTTGGCCGGCATTGACGAGCGCGAGCGGCAGAGCAACCGCGACGTGTTCGGTCGTGCCTGTTTCTTCGGCAGTTCGCTGCAGGTGGAAAAGGTCGGCAGCGTCTACCAGGTCAAGCCCGGTACCGCGTACATCGAGGGCATTCGCCTGCAGCGGTCGACCGCTTTGGCGATCGTGCCGCCGGCGTTTCCGACCACCGCCTGGTTGGACGTGTCGCTGCAGCGCGAACTAAGCGATGTGGTGGCCAGCTGGCAAGTGGTGTTTGGTGCTGATAAAGCGGACTACACCGACAGCGCCGGTGCAAAGCATTACTGCGTGGCCATCGCCGATTTTCCAACCTCCGCGACCATCACCGATCGGCGCTCAGTCGAAGCGATTGATGGGCCCCTGGTGACGCACTTTGCTGCTCGTGTGGGTGACTATGCCCAGTTGCGGGCCCGGGGAACGACCAAGGACGACGTGGGACTGGGAAACCTGCCCAACGCGATCAGTGACGACCCTGAAAGCAACAGCAGCGTGATCCTGGCGAGCACCAAGGCGGTGAAAACAGCGGCGGCGCTGATCTGGACGGCGATCGCCAACATTGTTTCAGGCGTCACGGTGGTGGGCAAGGCGGCGAAGCTGGCCACCGCCCGCCGACTCGCATTGACCGGTGCGGTCACGGGCAACATCGATTTCGATGGTTCTGGTGACGTCAATATAGTCACCGCAGCCACTCAGGCGACTGAGACGGTCGCCGGTGGTGCGAAGGTGGCCACCCAGCCTCAAACCAACGCCGGAAGCGACGACACCGCCTACATCACCCCCAAGAAACTGCTCTCGGGGTTCACCGCGATCTTGGGAACGACGGGGTACATCGTTTTCCCCACCTGGTTGCTGGGGCTCAAGTTCCAATGGGGGCGTGTGACTTCGGTTGCGCTAAACCAGACCTTCTACACCGTGACATTCCCGATCGCTTACACCAGCACCGTTTTCCATATTGGCCCTCAGATCGCTATGGCAAACGTGATCTCTGACAACGTCGTAATCGTGACCAAAATAGGCCACACGTTGACGGGGTTCCAAGTGGCCGGAGACCACGCGACCACCGCTGGTACGGGTGACATCCCTTGGTTTTCTTTCGGAGTTTGATATGACTGTATTCGCAACCTGGATTGTGGCTGATGGCCGTTTTGCCTTCGATCTGACCTCAGGTCAGCACAAGCTCACCAACGCTGAACACATTGCCTTGCTCAAGGCGGAAAGCACCGGCTGTACTATTGAGCCGGACTCAACAACCGGATGGCCCATCGTCACTCCTAAGGTACAGCCCTCGGCAGAACAGCAGGTCAAAAGCCGTTATGACGACCAGCTTCTGGCGATCAACCTTGCGTGTGAAAAACAGATCACCAACGGGTTTTGGTCGTCGGCGCTCGGATCTCCCTTTTTCTACGGCAGTCAGCTGGAGGACCAGTTGAACCTGACTGGCGTCATCCTGGCGGGGCTGGACAGTCCTTATGCTTGTCGTGACGAGCAGGGCGTTAAGGCGTTCTGGGTTCACACTGCCGCGCAGCTGCGCCAGGTGGGTGATGACTTCACCCTGATCAAGCTGCAGCTGCTGCAGAAGGCCAACACGCTGAAACAGCAACTGGATCAGGCGCTGGTCAGCAATGATCTGGCGGCGATCGAGGCGGTGACCTGGGAGCCTGCACCGTGATGAGCTGGGCACCGGTGACCATGCGCTGGCCGGAGCAGGCCACCCAATGGATGGGTGAGCTGTCAGCGGCCAAGGATCTGGCCGGCGGCGAGCTGGCCAACACGGCGCAGCGTTTGGCCGGGCTCAGTGGCATGACCAGCACCAACCCGGGGCCGGTCGGCGCCGCGGCAGAAAGCGCGATCGCCGCCGGGCGGGCCGCGTTGGCCGGTCAGATGGGCGAAGCACCGGCCTGCCTGACGGTTACTCCGTTTCAAAGCGGGATCGGCCAGGGCCGGGGCCACCAGCGTTTTCTGTCGGCACCGAACCTGCTGCTGCAGCTGGCCAGCAAACTGGTCGACAACAGCGACACCGGGCGCCCGGTTGGGCCGCAGTACGCGCTGTCGCTGATGTTCCTGGGCACGCGCTACGACCTGTTTGCCGAAACCCTGGCCCGCTTCAATGCCTTGCTGCCGATTCCCGACCTGGTGCGCACCGAACGACGAGCCCGTAACCTGTCGCGCCTCGAGGCGGAAAAGTGGGAGATCCCCAGCGCCGGGCCGCTGCCTCGGTGGCAGTCATTGCCCCTGGAGCGCTGCACCCTGGTCAAAGCCGCCAAGCAATCCATGGCCGGCCAGATCGCTGTCCTGGAGAGCTATGCGGCCGACAGCTCGCCCATGGGTGACCTGGCTGCATTGGCCAGCCGTAAGGCCGCCCAACAACAGGGCCGCGATCAGCAACTGGACGACTTGAAAGCCCTGCTGGCCGGCGGCAACGCCGATAACAGCATGCGTGCGCGGATCATCGGCCCGGGCGACAGCACCGAGCTGCGCCGTCTTCTGCTCGAGGGCGAAGCTCCAGGTCATGAGTGGGTGCTGTCTGCAGGCGTGCTCCTGGTCGGATCGCTCCAGGGCTTGAGCTTTGTGCGGGAACTGGTAGGCCTATGACTCTATTACTCGACGGTGAGCAGGTCCTGGGCAAGAAGATGAAGATCACCGCCAACCTACGGATTGAGAGCGATGATATGTCCGGGCAGACCAGCAACACCCAGACCGCGCACAAGGGCTTCAAGCCAAAAACCTTGGCGGTGTCGCTGATGATCCCCTTTGTCGACAAGCTCCAGCTGCGCACGATCATGCGCCTGGCAGAAGCCACCGCCGACGGTGGCCAACTGAAAATGTACCGAATCGTCAACGATACGGCTGCTGCGTTCGGTATTCGTGAGGTGCAGTTTTCGGACGGTGTCAGCGCCCGGGAGGACGACACTCTTGCCGCTTGGCTGGTCCAGTTCACCCTGTCAGAAAAGGCCTCAAACCCCGAGAAAGTCGAACAGCGGCGTGCCAAGAATGGCGTCAGCTCACAGTCAGCACCCGGCCAAGCGGTTGGTGGATCGGGTGCCGCCGGCGAGTCTGGCAGCGGCCAGGAGTTGAGTGGCTTTGAAAAGACCCTCAAGAAGCTGGACGACTACCTGGCGCCCAAAACATGAAGCTGCACAAGGTTTTGACGATCGCCGGCCAGGCCTACCCGCTGATCAAGGACGAAGTTCGCCTGGACATCAAAAGCCCCGGCCGTGCGACGTTCACGGTACAGGCCGGCGAGTCACTGAAAGGGCTGGTGACACTAGATATCGGCTACAACGAGCGCACGCTGCAGCGTCACTTCCTTGGCTACGTCGAACGGTCGACCGCTGCCAACAGTACCCAGCAGCTGGTGGTCTGCCGTGAACTGGCCTCGATCCTGGCCAACCCCTTGCCGCTGAACCTGCGGCACGTCGACCTGCAGGCCGTGCTGGCTGAGATCAGCGACAAGACCGGGCTGGGGTTCCGGATCCCGGACAAGGCCTATGCCAAGGTCAAGGCGCCGTTCTTCTACAGCCTGGCAGCGGGCTACCTGGCCATGGACAGCCTGGCCAGTGTGTTCAGCATTCCCGACTTTATCTGGCAGCAGCAAGGTGACGGCGAGGTGTTCGTGGGCAGTTGGGCAGATAGCTTTTTCGGTACCCGCTCCGCGCTGCAGCTGCCCGTTGAACTGTTCGACGGCTACCAGGGCAACCAGAGCGCCATGATCGCGCCCCTTCCAGGGCTTCGACCAGGTGCAACCATCAACCAGGGCGAGCGGATCACCAGTGTGACCCTTGCCGGCAATCAAATGGCGATCAAATGGACGACGCAATCCGGCGCAGCGTAGCGCGCCAATTCCCCGAGTTGAGCGGGGGCTACCACTTACCGCGCTTTGGTCGCGTGGTTGCGGTACCGGATGCGCCGGCGGCGCCCGGGTTGTGCGACGACTTCCGGCCGCGCTTCGGCGTCGATGTCGAAGTTTTGCGGGAAGACGGCGAGCCGGATCCGGATCTGCCTATCCTGACCGGCCTGCCGCTGCCAGCCCCGATGGGCGGACAAGAGGCGGGCATGTTTGGTTTTCCGGAGGAGGGCACCACCGTGGTGGTCAGCTTCGCCTACGGCAAGCCGCACAAGCCCTTTATCACCCAGATCCTGCCCCACGGCCTGAGCCTGCCCCGGGTACCGAAAGGCGACCAGGTCTGGCAGCACAGCGAGGCCTGCCAGCAGCGCGTCGACGCCGACGGCAACTGGCTACGCCAGACCGATGGCAAGATCCAGGACAAGGCGATCGAGCGCGAAGTTGAAGCCCTGGACAACACCGAGACCTTCCAGAATCACACCAGGACGGTGGACGACCATTCGACCGAGTCAGTGGGTGGCATCAAGAAGATCGAGGCGTTGGGCGCGCTCAAGCTGCTGTCGGGCGGCTCCGCGAGTCTGGCGGCGGTGGACGACCTGCACCAGGCCACTGGCCGCGATCTGAACCTGGTGGTGGGGCAGAAGCACAACGCCACGGTGGGTGGTGATATGCAGGAGAGGATTCAGGGGCTGCGCAAGAGCGTGGCCGGACTCAGCCAGCAACTACAGGCGCCGAAGAACTGGGTCGGATCCGAAACGGTGAACCTGTTCCAGGTCGTGTGTGACACGCTCGATCTGCTGCAGCAGATGAATACCCAGTTGGCTGCTCACACGCACGTACCAGGTCCAACGCCGAGTCCGGCCGATGCTTCGGCATTCACGGTAAAGTCGGCGCAGGCGTTGGCGCTGTCAGTGAAGCTAAAGCCGATCACGCTTTAGACGTTATACCCGCACTGCTGTACGTAAAAAACGGAAAGTAGCTGGCTTAGCAGCTACTAAATCCGTAATTTTGACTTTGTTTTACAGGTTCTGTAGTTCGGCGACACTTTTCAAATAGTTGGCGTACTCATGTATGCCAGCATCCGTTAAGTGCTGCTGGTCGAACATTAGCGGGGTTCCAACTTTGTCGCCAATCCACAGTCGGCAATTCTGGTTGGGGCAGAAAAAATCCAATACGTTTACAAAAGTAATGCTGTTGTCTTCAGCCATTTTTTTCGCTTTTACCGCAAGTTCCCTATAATCCCACTGACTCATTTCCTTGTTTTCTTTTGTAACGAATACTGGTGGGGTTTCATTAAACTTCAAGGTCTTCACGTATTCGCTTAGCTCTTTTGAATACATTGGTGATACACCGAGCATGAAAACTTTATTGGTAATCATTTTGGCTGCGGCAATGCCGGGCTCAACATTTCTCCAATCCGTAGGCCGATATCTAAAATTAAGTACCACCGCTTCGGGTTTTACAGTCTTTTTGATTTTGGTGAGGATCTCTCCAAGCTTCATAAAGCAATTGCTGCTCACATTTTCGCCCGGTGGACAGCTGGATTGATGTAGCATAATAAAGTTTATTTTGGGGTAGGCAATTCTCAGCGCATGGAGAGAGTCTCGACCAATACTGTCTCCTATCACCAAAACATTACGTCCCTTTGCTTGCGACTCCAGACACGTTTCGATTTGGCCTATGGTGTTGTTTTTGTCATAGCTACAAGTCCACCCATCATAAAGACTTGAGTTGTACCCGATATCTTCGCCAGTAAAATTTTTATTTAGATTGGCTTGATAAAAGTCCATGTCGTTCTTTAACTTAATTAAAATAGACTTTCGGTCTTCTCCATAAATGCTTGTTCGCACATAGTCTTGCGTTGTGTCTCGAAAGCTTTCTATCTTTGAGCTTTTTCCAATGCTCGCAAAGACAATGAAGCCGATGATAACCGCTGTGGCAAACCCAAAAATATTTCTAGCGGACCCAAACACTATTCTTCTTCGAATCGGGGTTTCAAGATAACGGTAGGATAATGCGGCACAAATAGCGGAAAACCCAATACCGCAGGCTAGGATCCACGGTGAAGGGACTGGGGTTATTGTCCGAATAAATACGAGGACAGGCCAATGCCAGAGGTAGAGTCCATAAGATATCAATCCTATCCCTACAAGGGTTTTGGTTTTCAAGACCGGGCTAACTAGCCTTCCTTTACCTGCTGCTGCGATGATCATCGCAGTGCCAACAGTAGGAATCAATGCAGATAGCCCTGGAAACAGTGTTTGACTGCTATAGGTAAATGCCGCGTAAGCAATGAGCAGTATTCCAGATACTTCCAATATGTCGGCGATGGACTGGGTTTTGGGTGCCTTGAATTTGCTGGCTGCCAGAGTGGCGCCGATCATAAGCTCCCAGAATCGTGGTATGGAGCTGTAGAATGCGGTTTCTACCTTGTGTGTATGTGTGAGGAATACGGCGTAGCCAAAGGACAATGCTGCAAGTATTGTGCACGCCCAAATCAGCTTGCTTTGATTCTTCTTGTATAAGAATACTAATAGAGTCGGGAATATAAAATAAAACTGTTCCTCTACTGATAATGACCAGGTATGCAGTAAGGGAGTGTATTCTCCAGGCCCCCCGAAATAATTAACGGTAGATAGCAGGTACCAGTTTGATACAAATAATAAGGCAGCATAGCCGTTCTTAATAAAATTTTTAAGCTGGTCTTCAGGGAATAAAACAAAAGCGCCAATTAAAGCGAAGGCTAGGACCGGCACGAATGGCGGGACTAATCGCCTTGCTCTGCGCTCATAAAAGTTTAGGTATGAGAACTTATTATCTGTAGATAATTCTTTTAGGATTATAGATGTGATCAAGTAGCCTGAGATTACAAAGAATACATCAACCCCGACAAAACCACCGGAAGTAAACCCGAACCCCGCATGAAATAGCAGTACGCTAATAATGGCGACAGCGCGCAGACCATCTATTTCTGGACGATATCCTATCAT